GCGGCAGCACCGCAGGACGAACTATTCAATGCCCAGCATGGCAGAGACTATCACAAGAAGTACCGTTTACACTTAACGGTGGAAGCAATCCGGCAGCCGAAGAAGGCACCATGCTCCACAACTGTATGGAGTATGTTTACGGCGATGGGTATGACGATTTAGACTATGACGGTTCAGGCGAAGCTGAACTGGATTTCTTGTTTAAGATGCCCCTCAGTGAGCATAAAGGCCAGAAACTAACGCCTGAACTGATTGAAACTAAATTGCTACCCGCTATTCAAGCCGTCGAAGACTTAATGGAGCGGTACGACATTTTCAAGTGGGAAGTAGAACCGTTTGTCAAAATCTCTGACGACATGGGCGGTTCAATTGACCTGATTGGCATCAGTGGCGACAAAAAAGCAGTGATAGTGGTTGACTATAAGTTCGGGTTCAACACTGTCCGAGCTATTGAAAACCCCCAAGCCCAGTTTTATGCCCTTGCCGCAGCAACCGACCCAGCCACATCTGATTGGTTCGGCCCTGAACTGGAGACAATCGCCATTGCTATTATCCAGCCCAATAACGACGGCGAGGTTTTGGAGACATGGGAAACTAATCTTAACCAGATTGACCATTTTGAAACGGTGTACCTAACAGCCGTGGATGAGTCAGAAGACCCCGAGGCCATGCCCAAGTCAGGCGCATCGTGTAAATACTGCCCAGCCGAGGCGATTTGTCCAGTAAAAACTGGAGCCGCTATGGCAGCGACACGTGTAAACGAGTTGAATGCTGACAAACTGGCGGAGTATTTGCCGATGGCGGAGGAAGTTGAAGCGTGGGCCAAAGCCGTCAAGAAATTGGCACATGAACAGCTTGAACTAGGCACCAGTATCAAGGGCTATAAGTTGGTTAATAAACGAGCCAGCCGTGTATGGAATGACGCCACAGCCGTAGAGGAAAAAGTCCGTAAAGCCAAAAAGATCAAACTGGCCGATGGATTTAATAGTGTGTTGAAATCCCCAGCCCAGTTGGAAAAGGTCTGTAAAGATTTAGGGATTGATTTTAAAAAGACCTACGGCCCTATGCTGTCTAGCCTATCCAGCGGCACTACTCTGGCTAAAGAGTCCGACAAGCGGTCGGCAGTCATTCCTTTTGCCGGTCTTGATCAGTTGAACAAGATGAATGGAGGCGAATAAATGAGCGATTCAAGGTGGAACGATGAAGGCGAGCTTCTAATGGATGACGTTACTGTAGATCGCTGGGAAGAAGTGTGTGACCGCATTGATGAGCTTGAATCATCGAGAGATTTAGTCCACGCGACGGTGATGAGACGAGACAAGTTGATAGCCAAGCTAAAGGCTGAGAATCGTATGCTTAGAAACGCGTTGATTGAGTTGATAGATGCGCCATCGAAATCTAATGCTGTGAGAATTGGGCATCAAATAAAGCAAAACCTTGAGCTTGAAGAGGTGATCGAATGAGCGATAAATTCACGTTTTTCGTCTACCCAGTATGCCAGATTTGCCACGGTGAGACTCCAACCCATACAAAGAGGGGCAAGAAGATAGACCATGCGCGGCGGTTAAAAACCAAAACGTGTGGAAGCCCTGAATGCCACGGTGAAATGATAACCAGAAGCAGGGAAGCTAACAGGGATGCGTTACCAACGGGGCCAAAACCTAAGATGAAAAGGAAACCGGCAAAAACCAAATTGGCGGTGGCTTACGACAGGTTTACACTAGGCTACAAAAACATTTAATAAACATTTGACAAGCTAACTTATATACATTAATATGGCATCACCGGTCAGCCACAAGTGGCCGGTAAACTAAACTAAAACTAAACGGAAAATATTATGTCTACATCAGTACCCTCAGTAATTACATCTATGCTCGGCGCACTAGAGCCAGCACAACAAGCTACCCCAAACGCCGGTTCCGGTGACTTCTCTTACTTAAAACTTACACGTCAAGGCGAGTGGGTTTACGGTGCAGAAGAAACGGAAGTTGCCGACGGTTCTTACTTCGTGATCGACCCCATGAGTTATGCCCAAGGCTACGTTGCTTGGTCAGCCGATGGCGAATTGATCGCAGAAGAAATGGCGGTGGCTGGTCAGCCTCCTATTACAGTGGCTGGTTTGCCAGTGCTATCGGAAGGCAAGTGGGACGCTCAAGTTTCATTCGCTCTAAAAGGCATTGAAGGCACTCAGGACGGTGTTCAAGTTCTGTACAAAACTTCATCACAAGGCGGAAAAGAGGCGATAGCTGGTTTGCTATCTCTTATTATCGCCCGTGGCCGTGCCGGTGAATCGGAAGTTTGCCCTGTTGTCGTTCTGGACACCTCCAACTACAAGCACAAGAAATACGGCAAGATTTTCAAGCCTGTATTGACTGTTGACGAGTGGATGGATATTCCAGAAGTAGGTGACGAGCCTGTTGCGGCTAAATCTGAACCTGAACCTGTTGCGGCTATCGAACCACCACCCGAACCAGAGCCAGCGGCACCAACGCGAAAGCGCCGTACCAAACGCACAGCGTAGTGTAAACAGTACCATCTAGCAGCAAAACTAACGGCCCTTCAACGGGCCGTTTTTTATCCAACCAACCAATAGGAAGTGTAAACATGTTATTAATACAACAAAAAGAAAAAGAAGCCCAAGAATTTTTAACCAGAGTGGAAAAAGCCACAGACAAGCTGGTATTGAAATACATTAAAGACGCCATGATTAATTCCGGCAGCGATAGATGTTTAGTTAACCCAGACGAAGTGGCACTAACTGTAATGTCGGCAGCCATGCATACAGTTGGAGCCCTAATGGAATCAGCATTGGAACGGGACGACAAGTACACCGACCAGACAGTTAACCTTAGTGTTGAGTTCACTCTGGCGGCTATCGAGCATTCCTATCCTGTTGAGATAAAAAGCATGGAGGTGACAAAAGATCAGCTTGATACCGTAACCGCCATGAACGCTACACCAGCCAAAGGCGATCTACACTAATGAAAGTCATGGGCCTAGACTTTGAAACTCGTAGCAGAGTTGACCTGAAAGCATGCGGTGCTGACGTGTACGCCAGTGACCCCAGCACAGACATAATCTGCTGTTCATTCATCAATAAAGATAACGGTCAAGAGTGGTTATGGTATGCCGGTAACCCAGTACCAGCCAAGCTTAAACTGGCTCTGCAATTGGCCGATGAAGTAGAGGCCCACAACGCCCGTTTCGACCAGCTAATATATGAGTATATTGCCGTGGACGATTACGGGTTCCCTATTCTGAACCAAGACAAGTGGGTTTGCACAGCGGCCCAGTGTCGTGTAAACGCTCTGCCCTCCAGCCTAGATGCTGCGAGCCGAGCCGCCGATGCCAAACATAAAAAAGACCACGGCGGCACGGCCCTTATCAAGAAACTTTCCATACCAGACAAGAAGACCGGTGAATTTAACGACGACCCATTCTTAACTAAAAAGATGGGTAAGTATTGCATGCAAGACAGTAGGGCTATGGTAAGTATGGTCAGTAAGCTGCGCCCTATGTCCGAAGCCGACAAGCGTGATTGGCTGGTTAACGAGCGCATCAATGACCGTGGTGTTCTGGTTGACACTGAACTGGCGAAACTGGCGGCTACATACGCCGAGCAAGAAAAAGAAGAGTTAGGCGTTAAGTTGTCTAAGCTGACTAAGGGCGTCATAACTAAAGTAACCCAGACCAAGCGGTTACTAGACGTTCTGAAATACGAGTTCAGAGATAACCCCAGACTAATGCGGTGCATCACCAAGGCCAAAAAAGATATACATGAGGTAGCCAAGTTTACACTAGACAAGGCGGCCCGTGGTCAATTGCTGGAACTGGTTTGTCTACCGTCTAGCTACCGAGAAATAATCGACCTAATTGATCAAGGTGGGAACTCGAGCGTGGCCAAGTTTACATCAATGCTGAACCGAGGCGACCCAGAGACAGGACGTGTACACGGTGCATTCATCTTTGCCGGAGCGGGCCAGACCCAGCGGTACTCAAGCAAAGGCTTGCAGTTGCACAACATGAGGCGGGACTGTTTCAGCGCCGACGATACGGAAGTAATTAAACAAATGATGCGCGATGGGGCAGAGCTAACAAAGCACACTGGCCTAACAGTAATGGACACTCTGGCCCGTTTGCTACGCCCGACCATCATACCGGCCAAGGGCCATAAGTTTGTTGTAGGCGATTGGTCTGCCATTGAGGCAAGAGTGTTGCCGTGGCTGACGAAGAGTGAAGGCGGTGAAGAGGCGTTGCAAGTGTTCCGTGACGGCATAGACGTTTACGTTAATACGGCAGTCAGTATGGGCATGTTATCTGCCAAAACCATAGCCAACATGACCAAAAAAGAAATGGGTAAACTACCTGAACGGCAAATCGGCAAGGTGGCTAATCTGTCTCTAGGTTTTGGCGGTGCGGTCGGAGCGTTCCAAGCGATGGCGAAAAATTACGGTGTGTCACTGCCCGACGACGAGGTACAGGTGCATGTAAACGATTGGCGTGGAGCCAACCCGTGGGCGCAAAAGTTCTGGCGGAAGCTAGAGGTAGCCAGTGTAAACGCGGTGAAGAACCCTCAAGAAGTTTTTGAAGCTGGTCGAGTTGCATATATTTATATGCCACATGTTTTGGGCGGAACATTAATGTGTATACTCCCCAACCAAACTGTAATCCAGTACCCATACGCCAAGATCGAAAAAGGGGGCGTGACGGCCATGAAAGCATCAGTCCAGCCCAAGGCCGATAGCAACGATGAATGGCCTAGAATGTCATTGTGGGGCGGCTTCTTAGCCGAGAACATTACCCAAGCAACGGCGGCTTGTTTACTGCGTGAAGCTCTGGCCGAGTTAGATGCCGACGGCTTTCCCGTAGTGGGGCATGTACACGATGAAGTTATTATGGAAGTGCATGAGTCAGAGGTTGATGACTACAAAGAATCACTACAAAAAGTTATGGAGACTTGCCCTGAGTGGGCAGAAGGTTTACCCTTAAATGCTGAACCCGTAGTGATGGCGAGATACGGAAAGTAAATTCGAGGCACAAAAAAACCCCGCTGTTTACGCAACGGGGTTAAGAAGCCAACCAAGGAAAGTGGAGAGAATGACCACTACCGAACACATAGAGATTTAATTACGTGAGCGATGACATGAAAGATACAGGCATAACTATACAAAAGCAACCAACCCTAGACGATTTAGCCGCATTAGCAGACAGTATAGGCCCAGAAAAACCCATACCAACGACAAGCAACACCTTAAAATACTCATCTTTTCCACCCAGAGAATACAACCTAGACACCATAGGTAGATTTTTGGATGCAGTTTTCCATGCCGGTCTGGAAGCAGACGAGAATATTCTGACGTGGAAAGTACCGCCTACCAAAAACCCAGCGTACCCAATGTCCGAGTCCGAGTTAATGGACAAACTGGCCGTGACAAAAATGGCGTCATGCCTGTACTTCGCTACGGCAGCGTGTAAACGTGAAGACGGGAAACTGTACCACCGGAAAAAGCTGTTCGGTTCTTTGCGCGTTGTGGTTCTGGATGACATTGGCACCAAAGTTCCAGTGGACAAGATACCGGCTGATTTCCCACCATCGTACATAATTGAAAGCAGTGCCGGTAATTTCCAGTACGGCTACATTCTGGACGAGCCAGTGGAAACTTTGCCAGCGGCAGAGGCTCTTATCCAGTTGGTTTACGAGTCTGGCTATTCTGACGAAGGCGGCAAGACACCAGTTAAGCTGGTCAGACTACCGGAGGGTGTAAACGGTAAGGTAGGCGAGAAGGGGCCATTTGTTAGCAACCTAACCAGCCTGACCGACGTGACCTACTCACCACAAGAAATCATGGACGCCCTACAAATTCATGTTAAGTGGGAAGATGTTTTAGAAGATGCCGATGCCGTGACCAAAAGCCGTGCATCAAAATCACTAGGCTCAACACCGTGGGCTAGCGTGTCACCTAAAGGCCAAGCCATGAATGGGTTTATCGACCCGATTCTGGAATACATGTATGACGAGCTTTTAGTGGCGCATGATAACGGCGGTGAATGGATAGATATTAAATGCCCGTGGCATGAAGGCCATTCAACAGGCGACACAGCCCGATATAAGCCACTAGGCCGTGGTGATAACGTAGAGCAACGAGCGTTCCATTGCCATCATGGCAGTTGTAAAGACACCAACAAGACTACCGATTTTTTGCAGTGGGTAGCAATCAACAGCGGCATTCAGGCTGGCCAGTTTGACCCATCAGCAGAACTGACTACCCGATACGTGTTCGACAAGATTCAAGGCGCGGTATGGGATATTAAGAGTGACGTGCGAGAAATCAAAATCCCTATGGCCAATTTCGGTACGCTCCACCCGCACAAAACTTTAGTGCATACGGTGGACGGTAAAGAAAAATTAATGGCCATGACTTCGCTCTGGGCTACATCACCGTCGCGTGTAACCGTGGCCGGTGCAACATACGACCCAAACACGACAGCTAGGATAGTGACCAGCAGGGGCGAGAATTATGTGAACCTGTTTTCCATTCCAGATTGGGGGCAGGGGCCGATCAACGATACCCACGTGGACAAGTTTACACAGTACCTAGATTACCTAATCCCTGAAAAGCAAGACCGTGAATATTTTATCCAGTGGCTAGCAGCCAAGTGCCAGAACATGTCTTTTAGAGGCGCGGCTATTGTGATGGTAGCCAACAGGCAAGGCGTAGGCCGATCGACTCTGGCCGACATGATAAAGACTTTGCTAGGCCAGACTAATGTGGCTGACGTGCCATTTGCTGAAATGGTAGGAGACAGTAAGTTTAATGAGTGGCAGGAAAAACCTTTTATAGTTTCAGAAGAAACTTTATCTGGTGATGCATCTAAATTCTTTAACAGCTACGAGAAATTAAAAACTCTGGTTGACCCACGCAGCAGAGGCATAACCATTAACCCTAAGTTCGGCGTGAAACGTGAAGTACAGACACACAGCAGTTACCTATTCCTGACGAACCATGTAAACGCGCTGGCAGTACCTCAAGGCGACAGACGTTTTTACATTATGAATAATGCTCTGGCCCCTGCGGCACCGTCGGTTTTTACTGCCTTGAATGAATGGCTGAATAAAAACGATGCCGATGGGATGCCATCATGGGGCCGGTCTATATTCAGATGGTTACAAACGGTAACAGTTGACATGGAGGCATTGACCGCACCGCCACCGAGTACCCAAGCCAAGATAGACATGGCCGGTGCATCATTAACTGACATTGATTTTGCCACACAGAAACTTTTGGAAATCTGGCCCAGCCCCTATGTAAACGCGACAGAGTTTTTTGAAGTGTTTAGGCAGCCTACAATAGCTGGCCCATTGCGTTTTGATGAAGACACTAACGTAAAGTTTGTTAAGCGGGCAGTAAATAACGCCAGTACAGGATATAAAGGCGTTATCGCATGGGACACGTTACACAGCAAGACTGTTAGACCTAGACTGTTAAACAAGTACATGACCAGCACCGAGGAACATGTGGCAATGACCAACTCAGCCAGTACCGATAAAGACATAGCGCGGGCTACGGACGGTATAAACTCTGCCTATGACTCGCGGAATATTGACTGCCCTGACCTAGCCCAACAGATAGTACAGGCTTTACAAGAAGACGATAGAATTTAACTTAACCACTACGACGAGAAAATAAAATGCCATTAACAGAAATTGAAGTGTTTACACCCGACGAGTGCGCGAGCATTTCAGAAGAAGTATTAAAACTAGACCCGTTCTTAGTTGACCGAGGCGGGTTCTGGACACTTGGCGCGGCCACATATCAAGACGACCCAAAGGCATACCCCGCCATAGCCAATGCCTTTAACCTAATCATTGAACGAGCGTTTGGCAAGATGCATGACATTGTTAACAAGGTGTTATCAGAGCATTTCGGTACGCCTGTTGGCAGTATGACCAGTGGTTTTGGTCTGCCCAGTTTCCATGTGTTCGACCACACCTCAAACGGTATGCAAGGCCATATCCATATTGATGAGCCGTATACACGGGTAGACTTTCAAGGTGTTGAATGGCATGACCCGTTCAGCTTTACCCTGCCGGTATCTATACCGACTGCTGGTGCTGGTGTTGATTTTTGGTGGGGGGTTACTGATGAGGACATAGAAAAATACACGGCTGACCCTGAGATGGAAATCCCCGAGCCTGAGTTCGTGCCGTATGAGTTGGGCAAGGTGTATATCCACGACGGCATGACCCCTCACCGTATTGCCAGTGTAGCCCCTGTCCCAGAAGGTGAGTTGCGTATCACGCTTCAAGGGCATGGTGTACACGTTGCCGATGGTGTTATCGTCTACTTCTAGGAGAACAGCGTGAACATAATTGAGAAAATAATGATGGAACAAGCCTTCGAGGAAAATAGAGAAATGAAAGATTGCACTAGATATTCACGGGACGTACTGCCTAAACCAGACCACGGTACAGGTGTGGCTCACGCAGAAAAGCGAATAAGGGAACAAAAGGCATGGGAGGCAGCGTTTAAAGATGGTAAGCAAGAGGACGAAGGCAATGGTGGCCGGACGCGAGTTCAATACGACCTCCCACCCAAAGCGGAACAGATACAAGACTTGATCGAATACCGGAACATGAATTTTGCCAGAGGTGAAATGTTCAAGTCCCTGTACCGTGGCGACACATGCGAACATAGTGGCGATCTACGTGAGGCGCGGAAGGTGTTGTGGTTTGCCCAGCGTGAAGTAGACCGGCTAACGTCAGGACAGTAAAGTTTACACGCAGCTAGGCGCGAGGCTCTAGTAAAGTCCGGTTGAAATCTATTTGTGCTGCACACTTTTAGCAGACCGGCGCTAACTTAACCAAGGAAAAATTATGACACAAGCAGAAAAAGCGCGTGAGTTAATGGCCCTGTGTAAATACAGCATGAGCCAATCCACCGCCGAGCGAAGAATACGAAATGGCTGGTCTGACGAAAAGATAATCAACACCAGCCCCCAGCGTAAACCGCCTAAAGACCATCCACTAAAAAGCCCTTGCTACCATAGAATAGCAGCACGTAAAGGCTGGAAAACAGCTTTATAGCTTACCCTTGGCGTACTTGATAAACATGATGCGGTTGCTTTTAAACTTAGCCACCGCATCATCGTCAATACTGGTATCGGTACGCTTCGCCATCTTCTCTGCGTACTCAATCATCGCGTCAAATACAGCGTCAAATACCCACCCAATTAAAAGTTTTTTAATCATTATACCGGCCATCCTGTGTCTGTTGTTGGGTCATAAGCTAGCACCTCTTCTATGGTGGCAGACCGCATGGCCTGTACCTGAGTACGAGCATAGCGGTGTGTAAACCGTACCAGTTTAAGGTCGTCACTAGCACCAGCGTTATCCATCATAGGCCAAAGCTCTAAGATCAATTCCACCATAGCTATCGTGTCGAGTGCTGGTATGACGGCGGTTATACGTGACATAGACTCTTCACGAATAGCGGCAATCATGGCCTTGCGTTCAATGCCTAGTTTCTTAGGTGCGTTAGTGGTTAACGCCCCACCAGCTATACGCCACGCTTCTCTGTGTCGCCTGTCAGGTACTTCGTTCGTTTCAATCCAATCAGCGCCCTCCGGTACGCTGGTAAACTTTCTACAGAGAGCTACCGTGTTGTCTTCTAGTTTGTAAGCGAACATTATTTCTTACCTCCAAATATTGCAAGTGTCATCCGACTGCCATCGATTAGCGCGGCTGCAGTAGTTCTACAGGTAAGCCCCACATAATTAATCTTCTTACCGTTGTCACCCGCAATGTAGGTATCATTGGCTATGGCGGTTGCACTGTACCCCACACTGTCCATGGGAGTTTCAAACACGACCTTATAAATGCCAACGCCCAAATCAACAACATCAGCCACGTTATAACTATCGCGGATTAAAGGTGGGTCTTGAGTACCATCAAAGTTAACCCAAGCGGTACAAACACCAGTGTTCTTAATCTCGCCATGAACCGTTAGGTCTTCAAATATCTCTGTCTCACCGAGATTCTGTTTAGCTACTGGCGTGTTAATCAATGTTGAGTTGATTATCCCACCGTTACTGTCAGTCCTGAACTCAGCTAGGTAGGTACGGTTGATTGGTGTTACAACAGGGGTTACGGATATTGTAACTCTACCTGTATTAGTTGCCCTACCAAATAGTCTTAAATCCGTACCATCACTCACGAAGTCCTCAGTGTAGTTAGCAATATCTGCTGCGAATCTTGCAGATACGCTTACACCACCAATATTATCTACACCCATATCAGAAGAACCAGTATAGTCATCCAACGATACAATAAGTGTGTAGGTGACTCCGTTAGCCAACCCTGTTACTGCCGCCTCCAGATAACTAGTAACTCCCGACCCTGCGTAATTAGCGATATTCTTGTTTATAGCACTCCAACCAGTTCCTAATGTGCCATTTGTAGCCTGAGCGAAGTCACCAGTTGTTCCTTCATACATCACACCATCACCGATCAGGTAGTAATCTGATGGCAGGATAGTGTTGAACTCCATTTCTGATATACCTGTGTTAGCACCTCCGTTATTAGCGGTGATGTTTATACGGTGATACAAATAGGCAGTTGTGTTGCCTGATGTTGACTGTAGGTCACCCCACAGGTCTGCTCCATTTCCTACATAACTAGAAGCGGTATAGTTACTGTCAATAGCAACCCAGTTCAGCCCATCATTTGAACCCTCAATGGTGAACAGCCGTGGTATCTGATCGGCAGCACCTACTTCTCTCATGCGCCATGACTTTAATATGCGTTTCTCAGTTTGCTTGTACTGCCACCAAGATAGTGTGGAAGTAGATACTTGCCACAGGTCAGATGTTACACCAGTTGATGCCCGACCCTCCAGCTTAGTGAGTGCGCCCCATGCTAGTGTGTTCGCTGATACTTCTGAACTAGCCAAAGCAACACCCGTAGAACTCTCGTAATCAAAGTGTCTAACATTAGTCCGTAAGGTAACGTCCAGTGGTGATACGTCACCCCAGAAATCAGCAGTGTCGCGTGTAACCCCGACAAGAGGACGGTTCTCGGTTGTAGCGTATACACCAGCTAAGTCTTTATAAAGGTACAGTTGCTTGTCTTCAAACCCTGCGCCTAATTCGTGAGTAACACTGGCCCCGACATTCTCTACTGAGTCAATCTGACCAGTAGAGTTAAAGCCTTGAGCAAACGAGATTAACGTGTCCTGCACAATGGTTAACGTGTCGGCATCCAGTGGGTAATCGTAGTCAGTGTTGGTGTACGTGTTAGTACCTGAACCACCTGTTGCTGACTCTGCGTAGGCTAGGAAGAGGTATTCATGGTTTAGTGTGTTCGCTGTATCATTATTTAGTGATACTTCAAAACCACCAGCAACAAAGTGACCGTATACAGTCCCTACACCTTCTACATTCGGTATGTCAGGGTACAGTATATTACTCATATCCTCCGCACCGCTCCGTGTTTGATCGAATATCGCCCACTGACTAGCACTAGTCAGGTTCTTAACCAGAACAAACGCAGCTTTTCCATCACCGAAACCACAGTCCACATAATTACCAGCAGCACCCGTACCGATAAACTTACCGATTTTCGATGTTCCTGCTACTGAGGCGAAGTTGTACATGATGGTGTCATCACCAGAGTTATTGACTGACGATGAGGTGTCTACTTGCACTACACTGTCACTAAAAATTGTCTCCACGCTGGAAGAATTAGCTATTGCATCACTAAGGTTCAGCTTCAAGAAATCACCAAGGTTCAGTAATGAGGACTGTACTATCCAGTTTCCTGCCGTGTCTCTGTTCTTCCACATACTCAACTCAGGTACAACACCCAAATGATGTGGTATCTCGTGTCCTGCTAGACCATCGCCCTGATAACCTACGATGGAGAAACCAAGGTCTGGATTGTAGTGGTTGGTGTACGGCTTGCCACGGTTGGTTATAGCCGCAGGATTTATTTGCCGACAGTTACAATTATTCACATAGGCAATAAGGGAGGTATTTATATTGGCTAGACCTATGTAGGTGGTTGTACCTACCGCAACAAAAGTTGCAGTATGCTCACCGATATAACCCATATTCTGATCTAGTATATCGAAAAGACCTGATGCGGTTCCAACACGTATTCGTGCTGCGTTTGCTGAATTATCCTTAATAATAAACAGCATATAGGTTTCGCCTATTACTGTAGTTATTGCTTGCTCCAGTATGGCTTCATCGGAACCTACAGTAGTCAGAAGAAGCCTCCCCCCTGATTGTGTGGCACCCGAAGACCCTATTGAGACATCAGTCCAGTTAGATAAGTCAACATCGAAAGAAGTGTTAAGCAATAAATGCGATCCATAGTCAGGCTCAATCTTCTTAGTTGTCTGCCATGACCATGCTGCGAACAGCAATGTATTCTCATTGACTGCCGTGCCTGTACCTACAGTAAATCCAGTGGCATCAAAAGAAGTTAAGTCAGTAGTGGCAGTCCCTTCTACTGATGTAGCATTTGAGTATAACTGAGAGGCAGTACCACGTACTGTATCAGAGAGGTAATGGCTATCTGCTGCACCATTTCTTTGCTTCATCCAAACCAAACCACCGAAGTCATCAGTAGCCATATCGACACCAGTGTTAACCGCTAGGCTCGTACCGTTACCAGTATAAATAGCAGCACTGAAACCGGAACGAGTGCCAGTATCTGGGTCTATTGCTAATTGGTTGAGTACGCCGTTACGGGTAGTCTGACCAACATTGTACGTGCCTACGCCGAATGGTTGGGTCACACCGTTTACACGGCCAAAGAAGCCGGAAGGGGTTGACCACACATCACCATCGGTAGGGGCCGCAATAACATCACCATTTGGCACGTTAATCGGGGCCAGAGTAGTAGTAGAAGCTGGGGCTTGAATCGTGCCTGAACTGGTAAGGCCGGTAAGTGTACCGAGGCTTGTAATGGAAGGCTGCGCTGGGTCAACAACAGTAGCGTTACCGTTGGACGATATTGGCCCTGTCAAATCGGCGTTGGTGGTTACTGTGTCTGCGTTGCCGGTAAGGTTACCTGTCACATCGCCTAATACATCGCCTGTGACGTTTCCAAGTACATTACCAGTAAGGTTACCTGTCACATCGCCTGTGATGACTGAGGCTATCTGAGGCACTGTCAGGGTGGTTCCATCAAACGTGAACGATGGGTCGCCTTCCAGAGAATCTTTACTTGTCCAAACACCAATCTGGTTATCAACCGGAGTACCTACTCTGCGAACATCGCCAACATCAATCCAGACCGTGTTTACACTGTCCCAGACCTGAGTATTGTTAGTGGCCGCTAGCCACCGCATTCGATCAACACCAGTAACGGTAAGGCGAACATCGCCAGTAGCCGCCATGTATAAACCTGACGTTGGGAAATCGGTGAATGAGTGTGACGGTGCTACCGCTGAACCGGAGGTAGTCCTTATAGGCGCTAACATTCCGCCCTTACCTGAACGGGAAAGGCTATCAGTCATTTCGGTAGATAGGTCAGTCATGGTGTTATTCGCCCATGATGACTCAATCAGTGTTCCGGTTACTACCGGATTGCCCGCTGTTAATGAATATGTGCCAGTTGCATTACGTGGCATAAGGTCTGTCTCCTAAAATTATTCGATTTGGCTCTGAACTGTTCCAGCCGTTGTACCTTGCCTGAGTATATCAGCTAAACTCAAACCGCCCACTTTAGCTTTGCTACCTAGATCAAGTAACTCGTCTACACTCTGCCCAGCAATAAGTCTTTGCATGGGGTTAGACGCTAAACCTCTGGCTATCCCAGTACCGGCCCCCATAGCCGCCACAGCACCTAGTGGCCCGCCAACAGCACCGCCAGCCGCGCCTAAAAGACCTAAGTTCATTCTAGGTGGGGTAAGCATCTTGGTGGATAAAAGCTTATTCCATAGGTTACTGTTTACCGGTAGTCGCTCCTGTAGGTCGTGTACACCTTGCTGTGCGGCATGTACGTCTGCCTCACCGGCCAGTTTAGCGGCATCGTTTTGCGCTTTAGTAGGTAACGCGGTTATCTGCTCGTCAATACCCCGTTTAACTGTAGCCTGTGCGTCTAACGCGGCATCAGCAACGTCTTGTTGTGGCCCTGTACCTGTTGCGGCCCTCGCATTACTCGTACTGGCTAGCCACTCTTTAGGCGTGTAACTACCGCCTTTTTGTTTAGCTTTGCCAGTAGCCTTCATCATGTTAGCGTGGCTATCATAGGCTTTTTTCTCCGCAATAAACGCGGCCTTATCGGCATCAGGTAAGTTTCCGGTCATGTACTCGTCTATCTTATTGGATATAGTCCTGAAAATTTTGGCTTGTGCTGGGTCTGCACCAGAAGCGTTGGCATCTCTGGCATAGCTGTTCCGCAACTCCATAAAGTTCTTGCCTGACATTTGACCGGTGCCTTTATCTTTAAGGCGTTTTAGGTCGGCCCTAAACCCTGTCATATACTGTCCGGCCTGAGATTTTAGGGCGGGGCTGTCGTCAAATAGCCCTTTCATGCTGGCCTTAAAATACTTGTCGTCAATATCGAAGTATTTGCTGTTTATCATGTCAAACCCGTTATCCGCCCACTCTTTTTTGAGTAGCGCCGCTATCTGTTGCGGTGAAAGGTCGTTTTGGGCCAGCATTGCTTTCGCGTTGTCCGATAATTTCTGCGGTAAGCTGGTATTAGTCACGTCCTGTCTAAATTTCAGGTTGAGGTCTTCGGTCGCCTGTGCGGCTGCCTTCTTGATACCTGACGTTTGAGTTTTCAGATTTTCTTTTCCGGCTGCTATAGACCGAGTGAGCGCGTGTTTAGCATCTACTACTGCATCACCGGCTTCCTGTATATATGGTGCTGCGTCATCTGCCAGCTTACCGCCGCCAAAAGAGTTGTTAACTATGTCGCGGTATACAGTCCCGCGCCAGCCTTTGTCAGCAATGTTTAATGGTTCTTGCTTTCCGTTCAGAGTCCTTAGTTTTTCCGGCAGCTTAAACTTGTCTGACGCTGCGCGTAATGCTGTTCCACCACCACTTAATGCCAGTGGTAATGCTAGGCCAAGTGCTTGACCCGATTTACCCTGCTCTATTCTATCCTCGTAAGAATCACCACGTGAAAAGCCCGCAACCGTGCCTTCTACGCCACCTGTGGTAGCCGCCGCTACAGCCTTTAACAGCTTAGGTGCGTTCTGTACGGCTTGTGTAGCTAAAACTTTACCGCCAGCCGCGCCACCGCCAGCAAAACCGCCCAATACTTCTGAGGTCAATGCTATTGTAGGTTCTTGTTCCGCGAAGGCATCTCGACGTGCTTTAGAGTCAGCCATAATGGCGTCATACACTTCACCCCAGCCGCGGTCATCATCACCGCCAGTGATAAAATTCTCGGCTTTATGCCCGAGAGTAGCCATGCCGCTAGCTATTTCATCAGCGGTGTTGAGGGTCATGCCTTGCCCAGCGGCCCGTAAGCCACCTTTGACTTGTTCCATCAAAGACAGATCAGACTTCTTAACCGGTGGGGCGGTCATTGTTCCGCGTTTACCCTGACTGCCACCGCCTTGTATTTTAGCGCGGTACTCATCAGCAACACTAGCACCAGTGGTAGCGGTAGCGTTTACACTACCCCCGCTCTGTATTTTAGCTCTGTATTCGTCGGCTACACTGGTCATTATTTATACCCAAACTCATTAGAAATATCAAAACCGCCACTACTTAATATTTCCGATATTAACGTGGTGTCTACTTCTTCACCAGCAAGAAGTGCCTTCCGTTCATAGTCCGAGGCCATAATAACTCTTTCCATGGCCTGTTTACGGTGTCTCATGTATGGCAACAATTCGTCTTCATCCAAGTCAGGAATTTGAGACTGTTGTACCCATAAACCTTCTGCTTCTGATAATGAACCAAAAGTATGCTCGCTTATCTGCTCTAAACCTAACTGCTTTTTAGCGTTGCGGAGCAAGATTGTTGCCTCCCCATTAGGTAGCATCCAAGTAGGTAGGTTACTCTCAATATCACCTGACCCCGCACCGTTTTCTAGCGCGTTGATAGCTTGGTTCATGTGCGACATGCTATTAGCTCTACTTTTAACGCCTTTAACTAGCTCTGCCTGTCGTACTTCGGACAAATTAGACTTCTTCTTTGCGCCTTCTTCTGCGCCTAGCTGTCCTGCATGAGCTTGCCCCCTAGTTTGGGCCGCTTCATACGTCCACGGCGTACCGTCAACAAAACGGGGGGTATCCCATAGGCCGGTGGATTTATTAAGAGTGTTTAGCACGACATTGCCAAATTCGTCATCACCTTTAGGCGACGAAAATTTGCTGCCTGAACCGCGTGTTACTTTAGGCTTAATCTGCCATCCGGTGGGGTCTACCAACTCACCACTATTAATATCAAAATACTGGCCTTGTCTTTCCGTGACCTGTTTAACCTGTGTAGGGTCGGCAGTGTTAAACAGTTCAGTAACATCACTTGCATTAAGTCCTGCGGCTGTAGCGTTTACATCGGCTAGGGTACGGGCCGTGGTAGCTCTGTTGGAGGCAGCCAATTTGTCTGCGTCTACTTTGGCGGTAGCTAATTTTAACGCCGCGTTTGCCCTATTGGTGTTGTCAAGCTCGTAATTGGACTGAGCCTGAGTAGCCGCTTTTTCTTTTTCTCTCGCCTGATATAAAGGCAAAGCATTAGCGTTATCGGCTATAGCTGCCCTAGCGGCTGTGCGTTGGGTATCTAGCCCCCGTATGTCTTTACGGCCACGGGAGTTATTTATAACGTCTGCGGCTATTGCAAGAGGTGAGACTGTGCCGTACTTGTTAATCTGCGCCCCCTGAGAGTCACGTAAACCTCTAGCATCGGCATACTTCTCGTCAAGACCCGCTAAATTAGCTTGCCCTTGCGCTCCACTTCGTAGAGCTAAAGATAATTGGTTTAGGTCTTGCATTTGTTAAACTCCTACAGGTCAAGCATTTTGCCAGCGGCTAGTGCGGCTGCTAAATAAGGCATAGAGGCCATTAACGCGCTACCTCCGGCACCGCCTAATACTCCGGCACCGCCTTCAACTAAACCGCCTTCTATTGCTGCGGTGGTTGCGGCATCAGTTGCCAGTGCCTCGGCACCAGTTGTTAGTGCGGCATCAGCACCAGTTGTCGCCAGTGCATCAGTTGCGCCTGTTTCTGCTAAGGGGGTGACAATACCACTTCCCACTTCGGGTACTGGTGTAGCTACTGCACCGCCAACTTCAGTTGCTGGTGCGGCTGAATAAGCCTCGCCATACCCTGCTTCTGGCCCTGCTCCACCACCAATACTGCTTTGAGATGCTTCGCCACCGCCGGTCATGTCAAGACCTTCTGTCTCGCCAGCCATGCCGTCATATACGTTAACCCCTTCGCTACCTGATTCATAGCTTTCAGGGCCGAAAAGCTCATCAGCAATAGGCGACCTATCGCCCATGCCAGCGTTGTATAAACTAGCCGCGCCCATCATGTTACCTGAGCGTAGAGCGTTAGCCTGTGCTTTGGCGTTTGCTGCCGCTACACCCTCGGCCTGTGCTGCCGCTGCAAACTTTGGGGTTGCTGCCCCTACTGCGGGTCTAAATCTACCAAATTGCATAGCCATGTTGCTAACCTCCGCTGCCGAAATTGGCGATTGTATCGCCTGTTGTTTGTGCGTCTTTCAGAGCATTTGACTCTGACAGACTCTGACCCCGTTTACCGAGATATTCTTGGATATTGTTGCTACGCAAAGCGTTTGCTCTGTCTGCGGCTGCCCCACCTTGGCTGAACTGTTGCTGGCTGGCGGTCATGCCTTCCATAACAGCTCCTAATCTAGCTTGCTCGTAGGCATCATTGCTGCCGGTATCGAAGTTTTGCATGGCTGAATCATACGCTGAATCACCAGCACGTAAGCCACGGCCCGCCATTTGGCGTTCCATGTCAGCTTTTTTCTTAGCCATCTGGGGGTCTAAACGGTTAGTGGCTCGTTGGTAGGCGAAGTCTTCTGCACGGTTGCCCGTGTCGCCATCCATTGTCCAGCCTTCCGGCCCTGCTACGCCTTCACCAAACTGTTCCCAATCAAGCGGTGCGCCCATTTCATCGGCTATACGGCCCGACATTCCAGCAGCCTGAGTGCCTAGCGCTTTATTCCTATCCATATCGCTGTTAAAAATGCTCTGCATTTCTGGTGCTAGTTTCTGGTTCTGCGTCCACTTGGTAGTTCTTTCGCCAGTTGCAGGGTCGATAACCATTTTCTGACCCCATGTACTGGAGCCAAGCGCGTTGTATTGGTCAGGTCTATCGGCGTAAGTCTGGTCACGGGCGGTCTCGCGAGCGAACTCACCTTCGACTGTGGCCGCGCCGGATACGTCTGGTGCTGCCGAGCTTTTCTTTCCCATTTTATGCCGCCTTTTCTCGTTTGGGGAGGTGTAAACAGTCTTCCTGTTTTAGCTCCATTAACAAATAATCTACGCCTTTTTCGTAGGCTTCTTCCATTCTGGCTTTCTCTGTAAAGCCAATATGGGTGTTAAATTTAACTGCCTTCTCGTTATTCGCTGGCACTAGGCCGTATACACGCCCCACACCAGAAACGGTAAAAATGAACTCGAAACAGCATTCTAAGAAATCATGCCGCAGCACAAAAGGTGTAGCCACCATGAAATGGCATTGCACACTATTTGCTGTCCAGTTGTCCATTATACACGCGCCTACTGTGGTGTTAGTATCCGAATCTATAGCCATTATACCATTAGTGTCTTCACACCGCTTAATTCCTACTTGCTGGTTAACCCAGCCCCAATCATATTGGCCGTTAAACATGCGGTACTTTATGTTCAAACCATCGGCCCGCCTGTAGAGTATATAACGTCCCAGCCAACAAGTCTGGTATCTGTCCGACTAGAGCCTCTAGTAGCTACCGCGCCGTATCGGCCATAGCCCCATGAACCGCCTATTGAGGGGAATGTAGTGCCGTCCTCTGAACCCCAGACTGCATCATCCCAATCACCAACGTCCCAATTTCCAACAGGAGAGCCTATTGGCGCTCCACCTGACAGATCAATACCTTCTGACACATCGAAATCGTAACGCATCTGCGAGCTATGTGCCGGAGGTAAACTGGACACGAAATCAGGGCGGATAAGATGGACACGTTTATACACGCCATCAGTAGCCATGCTGCTAAACGCCGTGAGTATAGAAAAAGGAATATCGTCGCCGTTTACCGCTGGATTAGGCGGCGATAGAATGGCGTTATCCACAGACACGTCCATTTTCATTATCTTGCCGTCAGCGGTACCAAAGAACACGGAGTTCGCGAAGTCAGTAAAGCACTCCATAGGCACACCGCGCCATATACCCCATCCTCTGGTAGCTAGGTTGAAGTAATACTGGATAAAATATTCACTGCCGACACGGGGTGTTGATATGAGCATCCCACCTTCGGAGGGTACTAAAGCTACGTCCCAGCCACGCTCGGATATATTAATTTTCATTTTGTTGCGTATAAGGCTAGCTATTTTCAACGCCATACTGCCATGCCCTTCAACATCGGCGATTAAAGTGCTGGTATCTACGCCCTGTAACAAGTCGTTCATGCTGACGACACCATAGGCGGAGAGTAAATACAATTCACCGCCCTGCTCACTGCCGAAACGTGGGGTGTTAGGCACAGCACCAATATAGTATATGCCTTTCATGCCCCAATCATCAGCATCAGGGCCGCCACCAGTGTACATAATAACATCACCAGAGGCGCTAACCGCCACGAAAATATCATCTACGCCGTTGCCGCCATCTACTGTCCAGCTAAACATGCCTTTTAAGGTGCCGCCGTGCTTAAATTTATCGCCAAAATATTGTGGGGTGACTGCGCCTGAATTGGCTAGTATTGGCAGCCAGTACCCTACCGTGCTGTCTCTCAGGCCGAACCACACGTTATTTTTATGGTTAACGACGAAGTTTACGTCGGCCATTGCTATGCCGGTTATGAGTGTTGGTACCGCCCATACATTAGTTCCTGCGTCATACTCCCATAACCCGTTCAGGTTATCGGCGTAGAACAGCACATCTGTTTCGGCTTGGTTGACGTAGTGTATAAACGTCCCATAGCCAGCATCGGCGGAAATGTCACTAAAAGTAGCAACCTTAGTTGGCGCTGCATCGTAGGTTGTTACGTCCCAAATACCTTCGTTAGTGACCGCAAACAGTTTATTACCTGTGGTGCCTTCGGCTATCGCGTCAAAGGGTATGAGCGTGTGTACACCTAACCCGCTACCCGAACTTACGCCTACGGCCCATTCTTGATACCCTGAACGGACACGCATGCCATACTCATGTGGCACTAAATTGAACGTGTAAACGCAGTGGTTTAAATCATTACTGCCTATGGATATACGAGCATCTACCCCACCAACTGGTGCAGGGTACCGCATAATCTGGTGGGCGCGTTGTTGAGGACGGCCCGCTGTACGTCGAGCAGAACCTAACATGCTAAGTACCACCTCCAAATCCAGTGTCGGGTGTGTTATAGCTGTTTATGTAAGGGAAACGGCCACCGGCTCGGCCCGCGTTAATAACAGGAGCGCCTTTATCTGTGCCGGTTAGGAATGAGAAAATCTGATTGTAATCGCCCTGTGCTTTGGTTGTGTCAAAACCCCCTGATTCAAGGTACTTGACCTTCACGGCACGGGTAATCAGTGTCTTGTCGAAAAGTGGTATATCACTGGCCAGTGTTACCTCGGCCTTATAGGTCGGGGCGGAGGGGTCTGACTCGCCATCTTGTACCCAATGGGTAGATATGTACTCGAAATTAAGGTCTAGGCCAGCAGGAGGATTAGTAGGGAATACGTTAAACTTGCCCTGTGCTATCCGAAAACTGGCGTATAGAGTGTTTGAGGCTAGGTCACGCCCTTTCAGGTATGTCCATTCTTGGGCCGATAATGGCCCGCCCATAGCGATGTTATTGGTTCTATCCCATTCGGTCTGATTTAGGATATACCCAAAGTCATCGGGCATGTCGTACTCGCCTGTGTCACCGTCAAGTGTGATTATCTGGTGGCTGCGAGTGATTTTCTCCCACGGGTAGGCTTGCATTAACTCTTCGCCAGCCGTGTTGAGCAAGTACCGTAATTGGATAAAAAATGGGTCTTGGCTGGAAATAGGAGATATTATAGGCGCAATGCCTACTTCGGCTGCTACTCTGTTAAGAATCTCATTTGCTATAATCCCTGTATTTCCAGCCATGATATTACCTTTTATTTAGCTCGTCGTGATTTACGCTTTAGGCCCGCTGGGGCTGCCGGTACGGCTACAGCCGCGCCTTCGATCGGTGCTGGCTCTTTTTGTGTCTCATCAGCTTCGGTAAATGTTGAGACTACGTTCAATTTACCTACCGAGTCTGGCTCTTGTGTTTTTAGCGCCAACAGTGACTCAATTTGCGCTTGCATGACCTTAATAGTTTCACGCATCTCTTCTTTTTCAGCGTCCTCGGTTTCAGCCGAGTTAGTTTCTAGCCATTTTACAGCCTGATCGCGTAGTTTATACCCGTTCATAAACTGCTGTAGGTTGCTGTCTTTCATGCTGGCAAGCTGTTCTACAGTCTTGACATTCATAAACGACAACTCTTCTGCCTGTGTACGAGTGATTTTGGGCCATTCTGCTAAGGGCATACCCTCAGTAGGTGGCTCCATACGCTTCTCGAAAGCCTCAAAATGCCGTGGAAACCGCTGTTTATCAGCGTGTGTAACCGGCCTACAGGCTTGTACGTCCCGTTGTCCAGCTACCCGAATCTCAATATAAGTCTTTTCCCTGAAAATGGGGCGGCCTTGAGCCTGACTTTCCAATTTGTTTTCTACGTTTTTATAGAAAAACCGAACCATTAGCGACTTATCCGCCTCTGATTGGTTGGTAAAATCTTCATGGTTAAATTCTGCTGTCTGCACTGTTTACACCTTTAGTTGTCGTAGGGGGGTTTAAAAAGCTAATAGTACCAAGTATACACGTGTAAGGCTAGTCAACCGCCATTTCATACCCGACGGTTAAGGACACATCTACTGTCCCTGCTGTGCGAGTCACCCATAACACTAAATCACCATCCCCTGACGGGTAAGTTAAAGTAGTTGGGTCATCCGGCCCGCCGAGGTTTACATCTGTTTGGAAACGTGTGCTGGTTATTTGAGGGCCAAAATGCGTGTTAGTGGATAGTTGGAAGCCATGCTCGCCAAACTCTATTACTTCTATCACTGTTGCTGCTTGTTTTCGTAAATCTATATCAAGAAATTGGTGAAAAACCCCATCTGTGCCTGATACATTCTCAAGAAATCCTAGCTTCACTTCTCCAGCGTAGCTGTTATCGGGGTTTACCTCTAGGATTATGTATTCTAGGACTACGTGGTAGCCTGTGGACTGTGTGTGCTTCCATACAGCGGTGTTAGACTTGTCTATGACCATGAATGCAGTCTCGACCGCTACTTCGGCATCTATATGCACTGTATCAGTTAGCACCGTCCCTAGAATTACGACTTGCGCCCTATCCCCTTGTATGTCCGTTGTTAGATCGCCGTTGTATTGATTCGTCATATCTATTTACTCTTTAGTCTTGGGGTTCTGAGCCTTGACCAATCCAATCCATGCCTGTCAAGCCGGTCAGGTCGTCTTGTACCACTAATTCAAGTGCTTCACTAAGCGTCCAATCAAGGCGGATAACTACGCCGTGATTCTCTTGCCCACCGAAAACTAAGTGAGCGTTAAAGCCTCGTATGCCACCGCCATTGTTTTCGGTGAAATCATGCATCTGCGCCATAAGTATAATGTCGCCATTACTTTTAAAATTGTACAGGTTACGGTATGTGCCATCGCCGTTGTTTACCCTTAGAACCACGCCATTTGTTAAAGCAGGAAGCCCGCCAAATGTGTCAAAGTCCATTGGTATTGTGTCTCTAAACTCCATAGCTAGGGCTACTATATCGCCGGAAATATTCTCTCTGGCGGTGATGCTAAACACTTGCGGGGTTATTGACCCATCCACATTCATGTTCTTTAGGAAGGCTCCGGCTGTGGCTGCGCCTACTGCAAATATTCTAGGCATTGGTGAGTCGAGCAGCAAAACATCGCCCGCAACTGATACCAGTTCAGCACTGGTGAAGGTGGCCGAGGCTACGTCAAAGAGTGCTATGTGTGTTCCTGCATCGCCAGTAGTTAGGCCGTGGCCCGACTGTACCGTAATGCTGTTTGAGTTAACCACTGTATCAACCGCTAAGGTTAAGGCGGTGATAAGTTGGACAAAGTGTAAATCCAGCAAACCTGTTGTCTGGTCTTGGATAAATACTGGTATGCCTGTACCGCCTCTGTCTGAGGTTTCAAGGGGGGTTGTAATGGCTACCGCTAGGGTATCAATGCCATCAACTAAATTGGAGGCTACGCGGTCGCCACCCCCGCCTTTGTTTAAAACAACTGTGGAATCGCTAGGCATGCTTTATCTCCTTATAAAGCAATAAGGCCGGAAATCCGGCCTTATCGTGTTTCTATACTGCTGTCCAGCCAGCCGCTAGACTGACTAATGTTGCGGCACCAGTACGTGTAGGTGTTCCGCTGCCACTGGCTGCGTTAGTTCCTACATCTAAAGGCTCTATTACTCCGCCAATCAATTGACTATCTTGCGGTGTACGTGCTGCTGCTGCTTGATCGAGAAGTGTAAACTGTTCGGGAGTGCCTACAATAGCGCCCTCACCTTGGTTTATACCGATTCCGTTAGCACATGACCCACCAGCATTCAAACCTGTCAGCCATGAAGCGTCAGGGATGCTCTGGCTAGCTTCGGCTTTACGGGCCGCTACTGCTACGTCATCTACAAAATATGTGGGATTACCCATGCTATATCTCCTAAAAGTGAAAATCAGGGGCGTGTAAACTACACACGCCCCCTACAACCCTACGACAAGGTTAAGCTAAAACCTAACCGTTAGCGTCGTAACGTCCAGAGAACTGACGACCAGAACAAGTCATGTTGCCAGCCCAACCAAGAATTTGCACTTCTGCATCTTGGTTAGTTGAGTAGCGACGATTAGGTGAAAGAGAAACCATGTTACGGTCAGCATGTGGACGGTAATGGATGTACTTGGTGTTCAAGAAGAACGCCGTTCCAGCCGGTGTGCCTGAACCAGAGTTACCGTTGTAGATACCACCGTCTAAACAAACGTCAGCGTCCATGAACTTCAATGTAGCAAAGCCCGCGTCAGCAGAGTTGGTGTTGCTGAAACGCTGTTGAGCTTGCAAAGAAGCTACATAAGTGTTCCATACAGTTGTATCAGTCATAATGAGGTCTGGTCTATCCATGCCACGAACCAAAGAAGCCCAAAGCGCGTTCCAGAAACCTTGAATTTTTGTTTCATCAAGACCGTTTACAGCGGTTTGATCACTTACTGCGTTCTGCCAGAAAGTAAACACGTTGCCGTCGATTCCGCCATAAGGCGCTGCCGTTGGGTCAACAGGTAAGGCAGCTTCTAAGCCGTCAATCTGCTTGCCACCAGCCGCTGAACCGTCTGAATATAGACCGCCAGTGATAAGGTTAGCCATTGTTGCTTCAGCAACCTCTAAACGAGATTCCATCAAATCAATCATACGCTCTCGGCCACTGTTTTGCAGTTGCTCAAGACCAGAGATTACAACCGGTACGGCTGCCTGTTTAATGTCGAACTCAGCCGCACTGATAACATCAGAAACACCAACGGGTAAAAGGTCGTAACCTGAATACCAGCCAGCATTCGTGTTTTCCGCGAATGATAGTTCTTGCATGATTTTGTGGCCGCCAGAGAAAGTCTTAATTCGACCTTGCTTCTTAAGCTTCATCAATAATGCGTTGTTGTTTGTTACGTTGTCAGCGATCTTACGAGTACGAGACTCGATAGTAGTTGCTAAAATGTCCGAAATATTTGCGTTAGCGAAAGACATAGTAATATCCTAGTAAGTTAATTGAATGTCGTTGTTTCAAATAACCATTCAGGAACCTAGTTTTGGGTGCTACCGAGGCTGGCCCATAGATCGTAGAAAAGTCTTTGTTACGGGGGAGTTTACACGCCCCCATAAAATTCGTCAACTTTGCGATATTTTGAGTAACCTTTTCATCTCTAAGTCTGAATACTTCATCAGGCACGGGGTCACCCCCATGCCTTCGATCTACCCAGCACAGGGTCTTTTCATCAAAGACCCTATCCCAATTGTGCATTATATTTTACTATGAAGCGTCGTCTATATCTTTCTCGACCTTCTTCTTGCGACCCGCTAACTTATCGGCAGCCTTACCTAGCATACTATCGCCGAATAAGTCTTTAACTGCTTTGATTAAGTCTTCCCGTACTGTCGAATTTTCTTTAGTGTCTGACATGATATTTGCCTGTTAAATTTTATCCGCGCCATCCCATGCTGCCGAAAGGGCATCACGCATAGAACCTGAAGCGCCACTACCACCACCACCACCTTTACCGCCTGTGATGCTGCTACTGGCTAAATGCTTACTAGCCATAGTGTTGCTGTTGCTGGTCAGTTTAGCATGTTGGGCGCGTTGTGCTAGTACCGCTTGAATCTGCGGATTAAGCGCACACGCCTTGTTGTAAGCGTCCTGCATGGTCATTGGCTGGTTACGAGCCGAGGCCATGTCAATGAAGTCTGCCATGTCTACACGCACATCGGCTAGAAACTCTGCTGTTTCTGCAAATTTCTGTACTTCACCTACGGCATTTTCTTCACGCTGAGTGATTTCTTGCTGTTTCAGAGCATTCTGCTGGCCCAGCATTGCTTCAAACGGGGCCATACGTTCAGCTAGCATGGCTTCCATCTGGGTGTTCTGTTGCTGGCCTTGTGTTGGGGCAGCACCTACAAGGGCGCTATCCAAGGTATTTATGTCCACGCCAAAGCTACTGATTAAATCAGCAATGGTTTGGGCTTTTTGGATAGGGGTACCCATACGAAGGTTAGCCACCGTGTCAAACAGCGCCTTAGTTGTCTCCATCGGAGTATCGCCACCAATGCCAGCTAGGACAGACCCGTACTGTTGGGATAGCTGCCCAAACTGTTCGTGTGTCTTACGTGCGTCGGCTGTAGTCTGCATCATGGTATTAAGCTCTTTCTCGCGGCTCATTACCTTTTCTTGCAAGTGGCGTGGGATTTTTGACCATGCTTCACGGTCTTGTGGCCCCCAATCAATCGGCGCTTTAATGCTGTCGCCGCTGGGTTTAGCCTCTACGGCCTCCGGTTTATCAGTTCCCGCATCGCTGGGGGTAGGGTCGGCTGAATCTGTGGCAGCGTCCGTGCCACCGATACCGTCCGTGCTAACTCCTTCTTCTTCGCTTGCTTCCGTTTCTGCCGTTTCTTCTGGCGCACTCTCCACCTCCTGCGGTGTCTCGTCGTAGTTTTGGGTGTCGTCGTCCTCTGAATTTGCATCAAGGGCCGCGTTTAATGCTTCTCTCATATCGCTCATAATAGTTCTCGTTGTCGTAGGATTTAGGAATGTTGATCTATTGCTTGGTGTATATCTGACCGGCGTGTTTCTTTCAGGTACTTCTCGCCCGCTGCATTGCGTTCTCGCGCACGTTTGTCGATATACCCGTTAGCGTAGTCAGCCGAATTAGTAACGCCATGCTGTTTGTTGTGCTTGGCTAGCTGTGCGCGGCTAGAAATGACCTGTCCATCAATGGGCGACACAAAGTCTTTTAAGGGCTTCATCACCATTGGAGCGTTTACACTTGTTGCGGCCGCAAATCCTTTAGGCACGATTGAGCCGTCCTTGCACTGTGTAAACGCACCGCCCTCTGGTGGTTTCCCACCAAAGATTTTGTCGAAGTTATCGGCGTAGCTATCGTTTACTTTCTGTGTCGTATTTTTAATCATCACTGTCCTTTGGTTCCGGTTTCACGCTCTCGGCCACTATGGTCTTCTGAATGTCAGCGTTTGCGCTGGCCACTATCTGTGCCATAGCGTTTTGAGTTTTGACCTCTTCCGATTCCAAGTTGATATTATGCTCGATCACATCTTTCTGAATCTCGCCTTCAACTGTAGCTTGGGTCTGCATTATGTTTGACTGCGCCTGTGCTTGCTCCATCAACAGGTCAGCTTGTAGGCTGGTTTGTATCTCGGCCAATTTAGCCTGTAGAGCGCCTTGAATCTCAGCCATTTTCCGCGTGTGCGACTCATGTGCTGTTGCAATGTCGCTCATCATATCGCTCTGGCGTACTTTCATGTCAGCTTGGGCCTTACCCTGAATCTTAGCCATGTCGCCTTGCTGCTTGAGTTGTTCAAGGCTGGTGGCTGCCTGTGCCGCTATCTGTTCAGGTGTTGGCTCTGGTGGCTGGCCTTCTTTATCCTTCTCAGCTTGCATGCTGGCTTCGATAGCCTTATCAATCACGCCTTCTATCTCAGAACTACCCTTAAAGCCCGCTAATCCCCACTGCAACAACTGTAGTACGAAAGGTTTAGCTGATGGGTCTTTCTCCATGATACTGCCCGCACTCTGGAAGTAGGTGCTTACAGCGTTCATGTACTCGGTACGCTCACCCTTCAAGGCTTGATAGTCGATCATCGCTACGGACTCAGGACGGATATTAATACGCAGTCGTGCATCCTCTGGGTTCTTGATTAACTCAATGGCTTGCGGTACTAATTCCTCGTCCACACTAAACTGCATGTTAGCGCGCTTGTAGATTGTCTCTGGAGAGAAATGGCGTTGGATTACTTCCGCCTTAATCTGCATCAAGTCACCACCGAACCGTGCAAACTGCTCTTGCAGGGCTTGGATTCTGACTGAACCAAACTTAGTTTTCTGTTCTGTCTGGCCTACGCCCTCATACTGGTTATCCAGTGAGCCACGCATAACATCGACCATGCCGGTAATCTGCTGTAGTAAGCCTATGGTCTGGTCACGTATTTGAATAAGCTCACGTAAGGCTTGCACAATGTCCACAATGGGTAGCCATTCAATCTGACCAGCTAGGCCGCCATTCTCACCAAACAAGGCCCAGTTCTCCACTGGAATTAGATCATTGTCCTTGCCAGCACTGAACATGGACTTTAAATTGTCTGCGGAGGCGTTATAGACACCAACCACTCTCACAGCCTCTGTGATGACCGCTATGCGTGTTTGGAGCTTATCGACCTCATTGTACAGGTCTTGGGCCATAACGAAGTCAGGGGTCGGTGTGTAGAGCGTGGTGGTACCATTCGCTAGGAAGAAGGGAGGACAAGGCCAAAAACCACTCAGTTTAAGAATGTCGTCTTTTTCTTCTAGCTGTTTGTCATAGCCTAGAATAACCCAATGCACCTTTCTTGTTTCCTTGCACCAAATTTCCCATACTTCGGCCCGCATCCACGCTGAATCAGTGTTCTCATCCTGCTCGCCTTCATCAGAAGTAGATTTGGTCTGCTTCTTGAGCTTGACGTTATCCGCCACCTCTTTGCCCCATCTTGCTTCAATCTGATCTTTAGTCATGTAGCTACGAAAGGCAATCCAAGGCATCTGCGCCCAATTTCGGCACCATCCCCATAGAATATCACCCCAATAGTAATAATCGGCTGGCGCGTCCTCATGGACTAGCTTTTCCTCCATCATCGGAGTTGAGCCATCTTCTGGGTTCATCACCATCTGGCCCATCTCGTCCATGACCGGTACTTGCTCGGTCTCGACCTCATACCGAACTTTCGCACAGCCAAGCCCGACCAATAGGCGGTCTTGTAGGGTTGAACGGAACACAGCGTCGATCTCAGCGCCGTTCTCGGCTACATCTAGGTTGAGTAGCCTTTCCATCATTTCGGCGGCTACACGGCCAATGTCGTCGCTAGGCTGGGCATAGCGTCTTGAAACATCTATCTTTGGTGTGTTGCCATAGAGCATGTCACCGAGCGTCTTGATGTTGCTGTGAAACATGTTCAGGTCAAAACCCTTGTTGTCAAGGCTATCTTTGCTCTGTGTTGACTCGCCAAGGTAGCGGTTGACTATCTTGTCAGACTGTTTCCACCATTTTTCCCGTGATTTTATGCTAGAGCCTAGTTCTTCGGCCCAATACTTGTACTTACCTGACGGTGTGTCTTCAAAGTCCTTTTTGGACTCTATTGAAGCGTTGTTGTTTGTATGGGCCACGGTTATATCCTTTTAGCTCTAAATGAATTGCGACTATTGGCCGCTTCTCTTTCACTGAATAAATTTTCTAGTTTGTACTCGCCGCCAGAGGCTAGCGCTTTGTTAATACTCTCATGTACAGTCGGTGCGGGCAAATATTTCTTGTTAGCTTGTATCGCCATGTACCTGAATGAATCACTGGCGTCCGAGGCATAATCGTGTAATGGCGTCTTCATAAAGCACTGTTTCAGCTCGTCCCACTTCTTGCGGTAGACACGTAGACATTCTACGCCGTAGTAACAGCGATCGTAGTCAAAATTACAGTATTTTAAGATTTGCCGTGCCGCTTCTATGCCATCCTCGACAGAGAGCTTAGGCACAATCTTTATCTGAGTGTCTGGCCCGAACGTAGCATCAATAAACTGCTCCATTGCCGATTTATGCGTGGCAAAGGTCTTTGCTTTGGCATCGTGGGGTAGATTGATTGATTTGTAGTCGTAGGGCTTCTCCTTGAGCATGTCGATATAATGCTGCGCCTGTTCGCCATTGTTGATATAGAAATCAATAACGTCGATACCGTGTTCATGTTCCTGCCAAAACCAAGCCACGGTATTATCACCGCGACCAATATCAAAGGCCACATGTACCTGTAAGTGGGGGTTCCAATGGGTCGTTTTGTTGATCTGGCCATTTTGTTCAATCTCGTTGATTATCGAAGCATAATACGTGCCAACAAGCTCGGCTGAGAAGTCATTTAGGAACTCTTGCCTAAACTTAGCCTCACTGACGGCGTTTTTAATACGCAGGATTTCTTCTGGGTCAATTACGCCCGAGTCATAGACTTCTATGTCGGCATGGAACCACTCGTCGTCCTTTTGAGACTTCTCGTAGTAGTCAAAAAACTGATTAAGGCGGCCATAGGCCGTCCCGATGATGACCAGCCATCCTTTCCGATCGACTAGACAAGGCATAATGACCGCCTCCAGCAAGTCAGGTCTACACTGAGCAAACTCGTCAATGACCGCGCCATCTAGGTACAGTCCACGCAAGGCATTGACATTATCTGAGCCTGAGAGCCATATTTTGGCCCCATTTGGCAGTGTGATGCTGAGTTCTGAGACTTTTACGTCAGTAGCAATGCCTTGGGTCATTTCCACTAAGTAATTCCACGCCACGGCCTTTGCCTGAGTTCTGAATGGGCAAATATAGGCGTACTGGGCGTTTTTCTTGGTGGTATACAAGGCTCTCAGGATTAGTTCAGCAATACAGGCCACTGTTTTGCCGAACCGGCGGTGGCAGATCAAGAAGGCGAACCTTTTCTCCCGCTGATGGAACGTGAGCATCTGTTGACGCGGCTTGTAGGGTAAGTTCCACCCGCCGTCCTCGTCTTTATTGGCTGAGTTGCCGAAAGTTTTTTGAAAGTCAGCGGTATTGTCGTAGCTGCCGTACTGGCTCAGGGGGTCTTTTAGGTCAAAAGGGGCTGGGACTATGCCGAACCGTGTAAACGGGTCTTCGTCATGGTAGCTGGTGTTATATGCTGGGTCTGTATGGTGTAAATGGGCCACTTATCTGAATATTTCCATTATGGACTTTAATTTGTCAGCCAAAACAAGCCCCAAAGACCCGCTAGCAAAGAGAACGCCATACAAAACCCCTTTGCCAATGCTGATCTTTCTGTGGATTTCGTTTGCTTCTTCCTCAAGGTCTTTAATTCGTAGCTCTGCGATAATTTGCTTTTGCGATAATTCTGCAAGTTCGTACCGGAGGATTCTAAACTCTCCAGCAGTCTCGGCATCTGAAACTCTGCGTGACTCATGGCGTGTAACAGCTTCATGGATTTTCTCATCGAAAGGCATTGGGGTTAATCCTCGACAATCAGAAGTCCAGCTTGCCTTTGGGCATTAGCTCCTGATTGATATTAATCGTAACTTGCGTCGGTGCTTGCTGCCCTCCAGCGTTCGGGTTGGCGATCAATATTGCTTGTCCGTGCATTTTGTTCAGCTCCGCGACGGCGGTAATACTGGTTTTAGGGGCTAACTCTTCTTCGTTCTGAGCTATACGCCACAGCATATTCCTACGCTGGGCTTCGTTTGGCCCTTCAACCAACTGACGGTGGTATTGGAGCATATTTAGCAGTTGTTGTCCATATTTTGACTTGACAAGGCGGCTTACGGTGGTAGGTACGGCCCCGTGGCGCTTTCCAGCCTGTGTAAACGATTCTCCAGCAAAGATCGACTTGAGAATGTTGACCTGTTTGGAGCGGAGCATGGTAGTCAGGTACATGATCTTACCTTGGACATGTTCAATGGCGCGCATGTACTGATCGTTCTCAGGATGGTGCCTGTCAAGGAACTCAGCAGGGTCTTGATACCCTTCGGGTTCTACTGGATGGGGGATAGGCTCTAGGGCTGTAGGCTGTTGTCTGTTACGCGGCTGTCTCATGGCGTGAGTATTACATATTGTAGTGGGTTTTGTATATGAAAAACTTTTTGGGCGAATTTTTGTGAGTGGTTAGGTATGGGTACTTAGGGTTCGGTTTTAAATTGGGGGCGGGGTGCCTTCGCTCTGTCCCTATTAAACTGCTAGCTTTGACCCCGTTTACACTCTGCCCCCATATATGTATACACTCTGCCCCTACTAATGTATACACTCTGCCCCTACTAATGTTGTCACGTGTACACGTTGGCTAGTCTGGCCCTATTAACTGGCGTGGTGGTCGGCATGGTGTAAACGTGGTTAGTCTGGCCCCATTAACTGGCGTGGTGGTGGTGGTGCCGGTCGGCATGTCGTCACGTGTACACGTGTTATAGATTACATGGCGTGGTCGATAACCTACGCCGTGTCGGTGGTGCGGTCGGTGGTGCCAGCGGTGCCGGATTAAGTGGGGTCGGATAGTGCCAGCGCTTAGAATGCCGTATATAGGCCGCTAGGCTATTTATATATAAGCTATCCCATTACACCGGTACAGGGGCGATCGTGGCGTGGTCGCGAAATTCGCCTTTTTCCGGTATCAAATGGCGTCGGCAACGGTTCCCACTTACATCACATACTTACTTACACTTTTTCGAGAGGCTCCCGCCTATATAGGGCATTATATAACCCCCCTTTTTTTTACCCTTTTTTATATCTTAAGAGTTATATATTTTGTAAGTAAGTAAGTAAAAGGGGTTAAAGCTATACGGGGTATCACTTACATTCGTTACTTACAAATAACTTACAAACTGCCGCCGCCGCCTTGTATTCGATTAATCGCCACTATCTATACGATTATTAGCTGTAACGTATATACAAGGCTTGACACCTTATATATAATGCCCCTAAGCCGCTTACAAACGGCGCGCCAAAAATGGCATTTTCGGGCCTTTACTTACACTTTTCGGGCCTTAACTTACAACTTTTCGAGGTTTATATGACTACATCACCGACTATCACCACTCGCGAACATTGGTTGCAATCCGCCGCAAATATAATGATTGATGAAATTATCACGCCAGTTATTGATATACCTACGCCAGCCATTCGGTACTCACTAACGGCCCCGACTACCAAAAATAAGAAAGGGGTTGTATTAGGCACTTGTTGGAATCGCGCCGCCAGTTCAGACCAGACAAACGAAATTTTTATCTCCTCTAATTTAGACGACTCGTTGCGAATTCTCGACGTGTTACTACATGAACAGATGCATGCCTTTGACAATAACGAGTCAGGTCACGGTGCCGCCTTCCAAAAACTTTGTAGATTAGTTGGATTGAAAGGCGGGTCAAACGGTCGTAGTAAGGAGTCATTCACTTGTACAGTCGCAACGCCTGAACTCGAAATAGAGTTACAAGCCATTATTGATTACCTCGGCCCTATCCCGCACGCCAAAATGGATATAGATCTGAACGGCGCGCCTAAACAAAAAAACCGCCAGCTATTGGTTGAATGCGATTCCTGCGACTTCAAATTCAGGGCCAGCCGCAAAATTATTGACAGTATTACCCGTGCCGAGTGCCTTTCATGCGCCACCGGCACTTTGAACGTTAACGATTAACCCCAACGGGGGCCACGGCCCCCAAACAACCAACCATAGAGAATAAATATTATGAGCAATTACAGCAAATTAGACCTACGAAACGCACGCCGCCACCTATCCGCCGCCGTTATTGATAAGACCGGCCTGAATGATGCCGACATGATGCAACTGGCGATTAACAACGGCTTCCAGCTAGGGGCCGCCCCTGTACAGGCCGCCACGCCGACCACGCAAACAATCCCGCCCGTGCTTATTGATACTAGCAACGGCCCTATGCTATTTGATGAGATTGACGCCGTGCCAGTGGCCCCCGCCGCCCCTAGTGATACCGACAAGGCACTAGCCGCCCTTATCGCCACTCTAACGCCCTCGGCCCCCGCCTTTGATGAAGTGCAATTGAAGGAATTAATCCAGAAATACTCGAACCCAATAACCACGGTACAGGTTACACGTGTAAACGCCCCCACGGTTAAGATTAAAGGCGCGCATAAAGAACTAGCCAGAATAGTAAAACGACTAGCCGCCCGTAAAAAAGTATATCTTTTCGGCCCCGCCGGTTCAGGCAAAACGACGATAGCCAAACAGGCCGCCGCCGCACTTTCGATAGACTTCTATCATACCGGCGCGCTATTACAGAAATATGAATTGACCGGATATACCACGGCTAACGGCGACTATATCTCTTCAACATTTTTTGAGGCGTTTAAATTCGGCGGCCTGTACTTGTTTGACGAGGTAGATGCCAGTAACCCACAAGCTGTAATTGCTTTCAACATGGCAATTGAAAATTTGGAAATGACTTTCCCCAATGAAGTGGTAAAGGCGCATGATGATTTTCGCGTAATAGCCGCCGCGAACACGAACGGATTAGGAGCAACTGTTAACTACAAAAGAAACAGTCTGGATGGAGCGTTTTTAGACCGGTTCAACCGAATTGAACTAGCCTATGATGAAAAGATGGAACGCCGCCTTGCTCTTGCTGAATTTGCGGCATGTGGCGGCACCGACACCGCTGTTTGTGAGGAATGGGTTAACACGGTTCAAGGATGCAGAGCCGCCGCCCTGACGGCTAAAATCGACGTGATAATATCACCACGTTCGAGCATAAACGGCGCCAGCGTATTAGGTATGGGAGATACAACTGAAATGGCAATATCTGAAACTTTCGGGGCTAGCCTATCCGCCGACCAACGCCGCCAATTGGGAGTATAAGACAATGGACTATGAAACAATCAAGTTTGACAGTGTGGGCGAATTAGCCGACCACGTTAAACAAATTAAAGACGCCCCGCGCAAATACAAGGGCCACGAGTCTACCGATAACTATGACCCGTCTTTTTATGGCGATTGGACTATTGACGATGCAATTGAGTGCGGCCTTGCTGGCGGCAACTGGCAACAAGGGGCCGATGCAATGCCACGTGTAAACGTTCCACATGAAACACTTTCGGGTGATACGTTGCCGACTCCTTATATTGATAGCGGAATACAAGGTTTCGCGCCTAACGTTCCAAACTACCTTTCAGGCATGCCAGACGATATGCTCGACATTGTAGAAACCGACGCCGGTGATAAATTGCTACGGGTAGCGGTTCACGTAGGCCGATATGCCAGTTGCGTACAAGAGCATATATTAAACCGTGGTAGCGCGATAATGGCTGTATTAGACCAGTTATCACTTGAAGGATACTCTATTGAACTTCACGCCATTTGGCGCAATAGCGACCAACAAGGGGCCGCCAGTGTAGAGACCTGTATCAAACACGGCACCGACCACTGGTCACCAGCCAGCGTTGCGTTCGCCCTATGCCATGCTTCGTTCCAACGTCGATTGTGCTGGCGCACCGCCGAGAACATGAAAGGCCGTGGCGGCAGTATAACTGGGAGAGGCTACGGTTCAGGCATGGCGGCAGAGTTTAAAGACTACGATATAAGTTTTGGCTATGTTGATATGAACGCCGACCGCCATTTAGGCAGTATGGCAAGCGCAGTAAAATACATCAAAAAGTTAACACTAGAGCAATTGAACGCCAGAAAGTAAACCAACGGGGGCCACGGCCCCCACTTAATAGGACTAATACAATGACATTAACTAAAACCGACCGCGACATGCTTTTAAACGCACTGATATGTAAACAAGAGCAATTATTAGAAACAAGCGCCAGTTGTGCCGGTGCCTATCGTAAAACTATCGACGGATATTATCAGGATTTTAACGCCTTATATGAAAGGGTATACCACGCCGATTTACCCTACACGCCAGAAGACGACGTATAAACACGTGTACACGTTACACACTCCAACCACTAATCACATAGGAATAATAAAATGACATTATCAAATAGCGAAAACATGAAACAATTATTAAACGATTTAGCCGCCGGATATTGCGCGATACTTGAAAAGGAAAAAGTAGCAGTCTATACCACTTCACATATCCATCTAGGCGCGTGCTATAAACTTTTGCCGCCTACATACCACGATATGTTCGATCGTCTAGTACAGGCTGAACTAGCCCCTAAAACCGAGGTATAAAACAATGTTAAAAAATATTTTAATTCAGGTAGGATTTTTCGCGTTGGTTTTTCTTTTTGCTTTTGTAATAGTTGGGGGTTAACAATATGGATAACATGATGGATTTTGACACTATAAGAGTCTCGCTATTTACGCCAGAGACGGGCCTTTATAAAATAGCGTGGTCTGATAGTAGGTCTGGCTCGAATAGCTTTATTTGCTACTGCTATGGCTTTGAGAATAGTACCAGAGTAGCCAACGGAATAGCCTTAGACCGTGCCGAGTACACTATCACCCACACCGGCAAGCCACTTACTGACGAGAGCGAATACCCATAATGAAAAAGTTTAAATCAGAATTGAATAGTGAAATCCAGCGCCGAGAGGATGCACGTGTAAACAAGACACTAGGGGCGATTTACTTTATCGGTGGGTCGGCTTTTATCGGCGCAATAGTCGCGGCCCTATTCGATTTCAAAATAGTGCTACAATTCTAACCAGAGGAAAAAGTTAATGAAACCAATACCATTACCAAATAGAGAATATTTAAACGAGTGCTTTACCTATGACGCCGATACAGGCGCGTTAACATGGCGGTTTAGACCCCGCCACCATTTTAAATGTAATCGGGGTTTTGGTATGTTTAACACCCGCTATTCCGGCACTGTAGCAGGGCATCTAAGTAGTGAGGGATATATAACAGGTAAAATTAACAGTGTGGAGTATAAATTCCACAGAATAATTTACGCCATGTTAGTTGATGTGGAGCGTGTACACGCGGAGATAGATCATATCGACGGTGATAGATTGAATAACAGGCGTGAAAATTTACGCCTAGTAACGCCCTCAGAAAATTCCCGTAACACCCGCCGCCCGAAAAATAACACTAGGGGCGTTATTGGGATTAGTTGGTGGAAAGGGAAACAGAAATGGGCCGCGAATAT